GATGACTTGCATAAAGTAACTAGCTTTATGGGGCATGGATCTATAGAGATGACTAGAAAAGTTTATGGTCATTGGCTAGATGATAAAAAGCGTAATGCAGAAGATGCAGCAAAACTTGATGCAGCATTTACTCTTTAAAAGGATCTTTAGTATATTCAAATTCTTTATAGTGATCATAGTTGATAGCCTTGCTTAGAAACATCTTAGCAAGGTTTAACAACTGTTCTTTATTCACAGGCTTTTTATAAAGCTTACTGTCTACAAGAATACTAATCTCCGTTTCTGTTGCCCACAGCAGTATTCTTTTTTCCTTGTACTTTTTGGATTTCTGCTCTTGGGATATGCCATCTTCCTCTTTCTCCTGTTCTGTAGGCTTTGATATATCCGGCATCTATAAATCTCCTTAATCTTTTACGATTAGTTTCATTAATCTCTTCACCCCACAAAGCCTTTATCGCTTCTGCGGAATTTAAGTAACCTTTATGGGAGTAGTCCATTTGTATCTACCTTTTCTGTTGTTGTTTCTTTAAATGTATTAACAAACAAATTAAAACTAGCAATCTTTGTTGTGTTATATCCTTCACCAGTTCTTTTCTGTATGACTACATTTATCTTAGAGTTATTTGTATCAGAGAAATACTCAACCATTCTTTTAGCTAGTTCCTCATCCGTTACATTTAACCAACAGCTTGCAGTAACGTGATCATCAACATTCATATTACTTACAATCTTTATCTTACTATTTCCAAACTCCGGTTTACTCATTCTGCACATCCTTTCATTTTAGTGTTTATAAATTGTTTAAAAACTTGGTAACTATCATTGTCTGTCTTGGAATACTCCACTAGGTATTCATTGTTAGCAGCTATCCATTTCTGGAACTCTGCTATAAACTTATACTTGCCTAGTGTCTGCATATTAATATCTCTCCATGCTTCCCAGTTTTCTCTAGGGTGAAAAGATACATCATCTAATGGGTGTTCATCTCTTTTAGTTTCCTTAATAGTTTCTTCTACTATGGCTATCTTCTCTTGTTTCTTAACAGCATTTAACATCTCTTCTGCTGATGCGTATTCACCGCCATGCAATCCTATACTAGATAAAGCTCTACCTATTGCAGAACTCTCACATACTTCTACTGCTGAAGTTCTAGTAATATTAGATGAAGCTCTAACCTCTTCTGCTAATCCAGATCCGATGACTTTATTATTAGCATCTATAATCTTTGCCTGTACTCGTACAACACTATCATCTATATGTAATACAGTTGTATCTATACCAAGATTAAGACCATAGAATTTACGGAAAACTTCTACTCTATCTTTAACCATTAAATACTTTTTATTACCTTTAACTTTTACCCCGGCAGTTGCGGTCATCTTATCTGCTTCAGCCATTACAAGTTTATGATTAATCTCAGTCATATAAACCTGCCCAGTCTACATAGACGCATCCCATTAAATAACCAAAGATAAGAAATAATCCTGCTAAACAAATATATTTTATAAATAGTAAATTACCTTTATGTTTTTTATGTATTGTAGTATTTTGTACGTGATCCCTTATCAAGTTGAAATTCAGACCTTCATATTCGTTAAGGGATCGTTTTAGTTTCCGCTTCATAATTACCTCCATATCTTTTTAGCGTTATTTAAAACTGTAGGGTTTAAATCTTTCCAACCAAACATCGCACCCCATTGAGGATCACATAGTCTTAGTAAGTCCTCCACATCCTTGGCTGTCTTTAGTAGTCGTTCTCTTCTTTGGCAACTCTCTATAATAAATGCTAGTGCATTTTGTAGTTGATCCTCTGATGGTGTAAATATTCTGTAGCCAACTCTATTTGCATAGACAATCGTTGGTATCGTCTTACCAGTTAAATGCCAATAGCCTGCAATCTGTGTCATGTGTGCAGGTCTTATCTCTTGCGGTAGACTATTTGATCTAGGAGAAATATGTACATTACCATCCCATTGGGTTTTAAGTTCTATCATTTTGCTATAGTCAGGCTTGCCATTATACATGAGGTCACAGCCGGGTAGGGGTTTGTATAGATCCACTTCAGCTTCTAATCTATTTAATCCATTTTTACTTTGAGCTTCTTTCAATCCTTCTATGGCATGAGCAGCAACTAGATCCATCTCACTAGCTGTGCCTTCATCAGACTTCTTCCATACCATCTCACCCTTAACCTCTTTCAGGCTGTATAATAATTTTTCTTTGTGTTCTAGTTCTGCTGTTTCTTTAGCGTGATCACGCCATGCAGGTATCTTGTATTCTCTTAACTTTTCATAACCTTGTTTTAATGCCACAGCATAGGGTATATCATCTAGTAAATGCTTATCGCATATGTCCTGGACAATCTTGCCAGAGTGCATCTTTACATTAGAGTCAAAGTATTCCTCTATAGTTTGTGATGCTAAATCTCTATCGCCTTTAATCTCACCTTTAAGAATAGACCAAGCTTTATTGACTATTACTCTTTTTCTACACTTGTTCCAAAAAGTTTGTCCATCACTACTCGATGGATTACTATGATGAAAATAGTATTTATCCCTTGCATACTTTGGGGTTATCTCTTCTGCCATGTTTACCTCTCTAAGTTAGAGAGACAAAAACTAAGTATTATGGATCGTCATATATAGATCACTAGGATTCTGTAATGCAATCATAACATGGGTACCCCAATCTAATGCAACAGGAGCAATATGCTCAATTGAATTAGCTTGTGATATGTATGGATTTAACAAGTGCCATTTTTGTCTAAAGTTTGGGTCGTAACTTTCTATACCAAAGTTAGCTAATGGATAAGGTATACATAATCTTATAGTTTCTTCATCTCTGACTTTACATATACTTAAATTACGTTGTATTTTATCTGACACTATTCCATCTTCAACATGCTTTCCATTAATAAATAATAATCTACCACGCATCCAACTCTCAAGTTCTGGTGGATATTGGAAAGCTATTAAGTGTTCAGGTAAATAACAATTACCAACTATAACTTTACTATTCAGACTGTTATACAATGACACAGTATGTGTATTATCAAGAAAACCCTTAATAGGTATTCTTTGTTCATCTACAATAAACAAATTAGGTGTTACGCCTAACACTTCTGCATACTTAGCAGCATCAACCTTACTCATATGAGTTCTGTTGTTCATGTGCCTTGACACAGTTTCAGGTGCAACACCTATTGCTTTTGCTAACTTCTTACCAGAAAACCCTTTTTCTTCGGCTAACCTTTTTAATACACTTCCAGCCATACTACTATCACTCACAACCATTTAAACCTCCTATGATAATACGTTAATAAACTGCAAAGTCAAACCCTGTCTTTCTATAATTTAGTCTTTGACTCTTACTGCCAAGCATATACAATAACATTGACAGATGCAAATAATTATACCAAGTGGCAATTAATTAATGAAGTTAAACGAATACAGAATGAACAAAAAATGGTCTTACGGAAGACTTGCTATGCTACTAGGTTGTAGCCACGCAACTGTATGCAGACGTTGGTGTTTACCAAATACGCACCCTAACAGTATGATACCTGACCGCAAGTTTATGAGGGCAATATTAAGATTGACAGATGGTGCAGTACAGCCAAACGATTTTTATATGGAATAGATAGAATATGAAACATTTAATGACAGTAAGTATAAAAGTGATTCGATGAGCGAATATCAAAGACTACGGGTAAGCTTGCAATGGCAGCCTATTGCTTTCAAAAGACCAAACGCAAGTAAGTGGACAGAGATAGAGCCTGATGTAGTGATACAAGCAAGACAGGATTTTGATAGAGGACACATAGATATGTGCCAGAAAAAGGGTGCTAATGGTTATACGCATCTTATGGTTAAGAAAGCACAGGACATGATGAATAAACCAAAGAAGCGTAAGCCTTATTTTGGGAAGGGTAACTAGTGAAGTATGAGATTATCATAAAGCTTAATGCTAACAGAAGGCCAACCCTTGCAGAGCTAAACGACTTTCTCTTTTGCAGAATAAGGGATAACGACTTGAAGTATACTGTAAACACTATGGGAGAACCTATGGAATTAAAGAGGGATAATGGCAAGAAATAAGCATGACTTCTACCCAACACCCTATAGCATTGTAGATACTGTTGTAAGGCTCGTAGACGAGCAATGGGATGTCAATAGGATCTGGGAGTGCTGTGCAGGGGATATGCGTTTCAGTAATGCTTTAGGCAGGAATGATAGGCAAATAATATCTACGGACATAAGAACAAACCAGAACTTCTACTGGTATAAGGAAACACTAGCCCCGGCTTTGGTAACTAATCCACCTTTTAACAGCATAAGAGAGTTTATCGATCATGCTTTTGCTATAGGGGTAGAGAAGATGGCATTGGTATGCCCAGAGCGTTTATGGGCGTGTGGAAGGGGTTATGCACAATGGAACAGGCATAGGCCTAGCCATTGGTACAACCTGACATGGAGGGAGGATTATCTTGGTAAGGGTGGCAAGCCGGATAGAGCATTAGCCATAGCGATATGGAACACGCCACACTCGGAGCAATGCCAGTATCAGGTATTGGATAAACAAAGCAATCAAGGAGATTTATATGAATTACATAGCAGCAGTGCAAGGCAAGAAGTGGGTGCAGTATAAGATGTATAAGCTTTTTAATGATATTAATGCAGAGATTTATTTACGCAAGAAGTACAAGGATAAGCTTTTAGCTATCTATCCTATTGTGAGAGAGTTGTGAGAGTCACTATAGATAACACTAGTGTTAACACTAGTAATAACCAGTTATCTAGAGAAGCAGTAACAACCCACCTAGATTCTTATTGTTTTAAAAGAGAGCTAATTAGAGAAGCTATATATAGCACTATAGTTAACTATAGAGTCTATACTAGTACTAGTTATTACTTGTTGTCAGAAAGGGTTGTCAAGAGGGATTTTGGAAACACTAAGGAATTAGCACGTTTTAAGAGAGAGATTGTACTTGTCAATGATTGCAGTATTGATGAAAACAATCAAGAAAGCGAATCACTTGCAGTAGATGTTGAGGATTTACAGGATTTGTTAAGACGGACAACGCTTAACATGAATGCACAATATCGACAGGCAAAGGATAGGCGTAGAAGGATGGATGGTATTGACTGGAGAATGCAAAGAGTTTTTAGAACCCTTCGTAGAAGATTAAGCATAGACAGGTATAATGAAACAGTAAAGTATGTGGGTGGGTTATCCAGAGTTGATAAGAGTGATTGGCTAGACGAAGCAGAGGTATTATATGAACTCTAGGTTGTTAGCAATGAACTGGGATATGCCTAGTCTTGATAGATTGTATATGGAAGCAGCTACTACCTTGCATCGATTACCACCTGTTCTAAGAAAGAAGCATAGTTCGTTATGGCCTAGTTATGCCTTAGCAAATGCTTGGAGTGGGTATGGTTATGATAATGAAGTTCGATTACATCCTACTACAGAGGATATAACACGATTGGAGTTTGCTTTGGATATAGGATGGGATCTAGAGAAGGAGTATAGGGTAATGTTATGGTATACTGCTCATAGTGCTGTTAATAGAGAGCGTGGCCCTAAGTGGAAAGCTTTATCTAAAAGATTTCATTGTGATGCCAGAACTGTGAAGGGTAAGTATGAGAAAGCCCTTATCAAAGCATACTATCTTATCAAAGGGCTTCAGAGTTAAGCGGCTAGTCGTAGTACCTTTATGGATAAACCATTGGTAACCATACCGCAGTATATGTCATTAGCGTATCTACGCTCTGCTGTGTAGTTATTGTTAGCTACATGGTAACTCCACCAGTCAAGAGCTTGATTGCTCTTGAGATGGAATTTACATATAGAACCATGATCAGTTATTAGTACATCAACCATTATGCACCTCTTTTCTTTTCAAGCTCTGCTATTCTTTCAGCAATAATAGCCATTTCTTTTGTTACTAGATCCTTGTAACCATCAAAGCCACCATCGTATATAACTTCATGTCTTTGTGTAGCATCATCAAAGTTTAGTAACCATGCTTCTACTTCTATGTTTACATAACCGGCATCGTTAAAAGATACTTCATAATGATACTCTCTGTCAGCATGAGCAACAGGATCTTCTATCAATTCATAAACTGGTTGTTCTGAACGATATTTACTAGCTTCATACTTATGGCTCATTATCATGTTAACAAACTTTTTAAAGTGCGGATGCTCTATTGACCTGCTAGCATTTGCGTTTGCATTCTTATATGCTTCTGCCAAAGCTAGCTGTATAGTTTGTCCTGCTTCAGCTATGTAACCATCATAGTGTCTATAAAAGTGAATGGTTGAGTTATCAGTTCTTATTGTTAATGTACTTCTTGTACTCATTTCAGACCTCCATTTGTTATGCTATATGTTTTAATAGTATTGACACTTACTGTCAAGGTATTTGATAGAAGGTGTTAATTAGTTGTTGCCAATGTATCGAAAACCCTTTATTTATAAGTAAAATAGGGGTGGGTTCAGACTCCAATGATTCACAACCAGAATTAAATCCCCTATTTTTTACCCTTAAATGATTCGCTTATGAAAAAAGTAAATAAAACAGTTATGAACAAGATTGCTGATGAATTAGCATCAGGCAAAAGCTTGTTAAAGATATGCAAAGATAACCCTGATGTACCCAGTTATAGAGCTATTACTAATGCAGTTCGTAAGAACGATGAGTATTGGGAGATCTACCGAAGAGGTAGAGTGTGTCAGGCTGAGTTATATGCAGACCATATTATAGATCTAGCAACATCACAGTTGCCGGAGAGTATGGATGTTAAGTTCTTAAATGCTGAAGTGCAACGTAGAAGGTTGGAAGTGGATAGTCTCAAGTGGACACTTGGAAGGATACAACCTTATGGATTGAAGGACAAGAAAGAGGAAGCAGGTAATACTGGTGCTGTTACTTTGAGTTGGAGTAATGGGAATGTTGAGGTTAAGACGGAGGAATAGTGTGTGTGATAAAGGCTGTGTCGATGCCGAGCTACGCACGAGTCCCCCCAAGAAAGCTTAGATTTCTGGGGTTTTGCTAGGGGTGACGGGTTACTTACCCGTAACATAATGTTAGTTTTCTGGGGCTTTGCGTATGGTTGGTGCTGTTTTGGTGCTGCTATTTTACAAATAGTCGACCCCCCACGCCCCCCAAAAACACCCGGCCACTGCTATAACGTATAATACTAGAATAGGAGAGTGTCTTGCCCACACACATCGAAATACCTTATACACCAAGACCCCTCCAAGCTAGTTTGCATAATAAATTAACCAAACACAGGTGGGGCGTAATCGTATGCCATAGAAGGTTTGGCAAAACAGTGATGGCAGTAAACCATCTGTTAAGAGAAGCGATACTATGTACTAAGCCTTCTCCAAGGTTCTCATACCTTGCACCGACATATAGACAGGCAAAGGCAGTTGCCTGGGATTACTTGAAGCAGTTTAGCTCCAAGATCCCTAATGTGAAGTTCCATGAAACGGAACTACGAGCTGACCTGCCTAACGGAGCTAGGATTAACCTGCTAGGAGCAGAAAATCCTGATAGCTTACGAGGAATATATCTAGATGGATGTATTATGGATGAGGTAGCGGATATGCCAGAGAGTGTATTCCCAGAGATTATACGACCTGCGTTGTCAGACCGTAAAGGCTTTGCATACTTTGTTGGTACACCTAGAGGACATAATGCGTTCTTTGACTTGTACGAGCAAGCAGAAGGCACTAAAGAATGGTTTAGTGTTATTTATAAAGCATCTGAAACCAAGATTGTGGAGACAGATGAATTAGAAGCTGCACAAGCGATGATGACTGAAGATCAGTATAATCAGGAATTTGAATGTAGTTGGGTGGCTAATGTACCCGGCTCAATCTATGGCAAGTATTTAGAAGAAGCGATGGAAGATAAGCGTATTACCAAAGTACCGTATGATCATTCCTTAAAGGTAGATACATACTGGGATCTAGGAATAGGCGATAGTACAGCCATATGGTTTGCACAAAATGATGGGCGTGCCATTAATGTCATTGATTATTATGAGAATAGAAATGAGGGGTTACCCCATTATGTGGATGTGTTGCAGCGAAAAAAGTATTTATACGGAGACCATATAGCACCACACGATATAGAAGTACGAGAGCTTGGCTCTGGTAAAAGCAGAAGAGAAGTAGCCTACGACCTAGGCCTAGACTTTAGGGTAGCACCAAAGCTACCGCTAGAGGATGGTATACACGCAGCACAAATGTTAATACCTCGTTGTTGGTTTGATAGTGAGCGTTGTAAACTAGGGTTAGATGCACTAAGGCATTACCATCGAGCTTATAATGAGAGAACAAGAAGTTTTAGAAATAGTCCAGTACATGATTTCTCTAGTCATGCAGCCGATGCCTTTAGGTATTTAGCTGTTGGCTTAAAAGAAAGAAGCAACTGGAATCAACCGATGCCAAGAGCGGCATCGAGTAATTATAATCCGTTTACGCATACAGGTGAATTATGAGTTTTTTAAGTCCAAAGATACCAACCCCGCCACCACCGCCTCCTGCTCCACCAGCACCTGCCATTAAACCGGTAGAGCGTGATGAGATAGATAAGGAAGAAACAAGGTTAAAAAGAAGAAAAGGGGTGAGGGCTACCATGTTGACAGGATCAGCAGGTTTAACCACCGATGATGATTCTAGTTATACACCAACATTATTAGGAGGAAGTTAAGATGAGTGGCTTTTTTGGAGGAAATTCATCACCACCGCCACCACGAGCACAACCTGCTCCTCCTGTACAACCAAGAGCAGCAGTAAGAGCTAGCGATGATAGCCCGGAGTATAGAAAGAAAAGAAAAGTATCTGGTGAGCGAGCTACCATATTAACAGGAACGCAAGGGTTAACCGGTACAGGAGATAGCACTTCTGTAAAAACCCTATTAGGAGGATAGATGGCTGACGATAAAAAAGCAGTTGCAATTATGCACCAGTTCAAAACATTAGTAGATCAGAGAAGTAACTGGGAAAGCCATTGGCAACAATTAGCAGATTACATATCTCCTAGAAAAGCAGACATAACCAAAAAACGTACTGCTGGAGATAAACGCACCGAGCTAGTCTTTGATGGCACAGCTATTCATGCAGCAGAAATGTTATCTGCTAGTTTACATGGAATGCTAACCAATCCTAGTTCTGCTTGGTTTAGCTTACGTTTTAAGAATAGAGAATTAGACGGGGATGACGAAGCAAAGGAATGGCTAGAGGGTGTTACTGATGTGATGTATAGCTCTATTAATAGATCCAACTTTGCCGAAGCAGTCCATGAAATGTATTCTGATTTAGTAGTCTTTGGTACAGGAGTTATGGGTATTGAAGAGGATGATCAGAACGATTTACGATTTAGCACCAGGCATATAGGAGAATGTTACCTAGCCGAAGATGCAGAAGGTAGAGTAGATACCGTATATAGAAAATTTAAGATGACCTGTATTGCAATGCGTACCATGTTTGGTAATGACAACCTACCTCCAAGATTACAGAATATGGCAAGGAATGAGCCTTATAAGGAAATAGAATTACTACACGCTGTGTTTCCAAGAGAAGCCTACGACATTACACAATTAGATTCATTAAATAAAAAGTTTGCAAGCGTGTATATCGATCCACATGATAAGATTACCATATCAGAAAGTGGTTATGATGAACTACCCTATGTTTGTCCTAGATTCCTCAAAGCTTCTTTTGAGCGTGGTTATGGCAGGTCTCCGGCCATGACTGCATTAGCTGATACTAAAATGCTCAATAAGATGGCAGAGGTTACGATCCGTTCTGCACAAAAACAGGTAGACCCACCCTTAATGCTACCTGATGATGGCTTTATGATGCCCATTAGAACTGTGCCGGGCGGATTAAATTATTATCGATCAGGTACAAGAGATAGAATAGAACCATTGAATATAGGAGCAAACAATTCACTAGGCTTGAATATGGAAGAGCAGCGAAGGAATGCTATACGATCTGCATTTTATGTAGACCAGTTAATTCTATCGCAAGGCCCACAGATGACAGCTACCGAAGTGATCCAAAGAACAGAAGAAAAAATGAGATTACTTGGCCCGGTTTTAGGAAGATTACAAGCAGAGATGCTACAGCCTTTGATAGAGCGTTGTTATAATGTATTAGTGCGTAACAAGAAATTTGCACCTGCACCAGAGTTCTTAGCGAATAGCGGAGTAGAAATAGAATATATCTCACCATTAGCCAAAGCTCAAAGACTAGGCGATGTACAATCTGCAATGCGATTGTTTGAGATGCTTGCTCCATTATCACAGGTTAATCCTACTGTATTTGATTATGTGGATATGGATGGTCTAGCTAAATATATTATTAAAGTATTAGGTGTTCCTGCATCTACGATTAAAAGCGATCAACAAGTTGCACAAGAGCGAGAAGCAAGACAACAACAGCAACAACAAATGGCAGAACAACAAGAAGCCTTACAGACAGCCGAAGCTGCCGGTAAAGCTGCACCTGCCTTGAAAGCGTTACAATAATGAATCACGATTATAAATTTGTATTTAAGTCTGCTGAAGGACAAAAGGTACTACAAGATTTACGAGAGCGTTTCTACGATAGAGAAACTTTTGTAAGGGGAGAGCCAGATACCACCGCCTACAATCAAGGGGCTAGGGGTGTCTTGTTCTATATTTTTAGACAACTAGAAGATTTTAAACCATTAGAGGAAAATGCGAAAGGAGATTAAGACATGGCTGAAGAACAACAGGTAGCGGAAGCTCCGGTAGAAACTGGGCAAGCTCCGTCTGAAGATTGGAAAGCAAGTTTACCAGAAGATATAAAAGGTAATCAATTAATACATAACTTAGAAAGTGTAGAAGCATTAGCTAAAACAGCAATCCATGCACAGAGTATGGTAGGAGCGGATAAAGTTCCTGTACCCGGTAAATGGGCAAATGATGATGACTGGAACTCTGTCTACACAAAACTAGGTAAACCTGATAATGCAGAAGGCTATAAGCTAGAAGTAAAAGAAGGTGTTAAAGTAGACAAAGATATAGAAGGTTGGTATCGAGGACTAGCTCATAAAGCAGGTCTTAACGATAGACAAGCCAATACTATCTTTCAAGAATACATGAGCAAAGAAGCAGAACTGCAATCTGCAAATGCTCCACCTAGTGAAGAACAACTAGAAATAAAAAGAGGAGAAGCAGAACTGTCTTTAAAAAAAGAATGGGGCAAGGCATACGATAATAAAATGAAAGAAGCAAAAAACGTATTAGAAGAATTTGCTCCAAAAGAATTTGATCAACTAATAACGCAGGAAGGATTACCATTAGGTAACGATCCTGCATTTATAAAAACACTAGCCAACATAGGATCTTACATCAAAGGAAAACTAGGTGAAGATAAAATGATTGGTGGAAAACAGGATCAACAATATACACCTGCTGATGCTGAAAAAGAAATTGCCGCCTTGCGTGGCGATCCTCGTAATGGAGGGGCATACTGGGATAAAAAACATCCCGATCATTTACGAACTGTACAACAAGTTACAGAGTTAATGGAGTATATGCACCCTGAAGAGGAATAGAATTTACAGAAGATCGTAAAGTAAGATAAGCGAAAGCCCTTACCGGTAGTTCCGACAACTAAAGGTGATTAACCTTAAATATAGAAGTGTCCTGCGACAGCAGGGTAGCAATTTGTTTTCTTAATATTATTAACTTTTTTACAAGGAGAGCGTTATGAGTACGCAAATTACAACAGCTTTTGTAAACCAGTTTAGTAGCAACATTACCATGTTAAGTCAACAAATGGGTTCTCTATTAAGAGAAGCAGTTGATGTGGAAAGTGTTACTGGTGAGAAAGCTTTTTTTGATCAAGTAGGTGCTGCCACAGCACAAGTA